TCTGCACTTCCAGAATAAACATAAAATCCGTTACGATCCATAAAATAAACTCTATTATTTGCTGTTACAGCAGCATTAGGACCTATTAAAGACATTCCTTCAGCAACCTCTGTAAAAGAAAATATAAAAGGTTCACCAACAAAACGCATAGAAATTATTCCTACGTCAGTCCAAATAAGTATTTCTTGTCTAGTTCTTAATGCACCTACAATAGTTGAGCCTTGTGATAATTGAACACCACCAGCTTGATTTGTGGCAGTTGGAGTCCAATCTATTGCACTTTCTCTATCTGAAAACCTAACAAGTAAAGGATCAATACTAGAAGAACCTATAGGATTTGCTCCAAAAGCTATAACGTGTTTATCAACATCAGATGTCATAACTTGCAAACAAGCTGTTGGAACATCACTTGCACCACTTTCAGATGATAAAGCCACAGCCCGTGTTGTTAAACCATCAGACTTATCCCAAAAATAAAGACTTCCTGCTCTAGGATTTACAATAGTGTCATCACCAAAATTATCTAAAGACCATAATCTTAGTTGTCCATTTTCAGATATATCAGAAGATGAACCAAAAGTTCCAGCACCCCAAGTTCCTGCTCCCCAACCAGTTGATCTTACATATACATCTAATCCAGTATTTAATTGATAAGCAGCATCTGCTGCTGAACCACCATTTCCACTATCACTACTATTGGCAGTTACTGATACTGTAAAAGTAAAAGTATCAGCAGTAGGAACTGCAGTTATTTGATGTTCTGCATTAAGAATAACAGCAGTTACAACACCGCCTAAAGATACTGCACCACTTATTGTTACAAAATCACCTTCTACGCAACCATGATCATCATCAGTAGCTGTTATAGTTGTTGAACCATCAGTACCTGCAAAAACAATACCATTAGTTGTAGTTGCTCTTATAGGAGTTATATCGTTATAAACATTACCACTCAAATTATAAAGTTTTTGATGAGTGCCTAAAATAACGTAGCTTTCTCCTCCTGCTGTTTTGTAAGTAAATAATTTTCTACAAGTTCCTATAAATGTTGGAACTGCAAATTTATTCCAACCACCTATTCTTTCTGGTTTACCTTTACGAAATCTTACTTTATCAGCATCAAACCAACCACCTTCATTACTGTAGTTAGTTCCTTCTTTATTTATTCCTGGTTTAAAAACATATTTAGCTAATGGCATATTAAACCTCTATCCACTCTTTGCCTTCAAACAAGAGAGATTCTGCCTCTCTTCTTCTTATTAAACCTGTTAAAGTTTTTCCACCTGCTTTATTCCATCTTTTTATTTGACTGGGTATAAGATGATAATCTCCTGCATTGAGAAGTTTAAGTAATGTAGATTCTTTTAAATTAGTTGGTCCAAGGTTGTATACCCAAGCACATAAAGCATCAAACTGTGATTGGTTTAGTGGTGCAGTAACCATATTATTAATATATTCTTCGTATTCAGTTATCTCTTCATTAAGCATTACATCAGCTTCTTCTTGAGTTATTTCCATATTTTCAGTTACGTTTTTAGTAATGCCATATCCAATAGTTAAAACATCTGCTGGACAACGATAAGCTTTTAATTCACAACCTTCAAATTTTTTAATTAGAGACAAACCTTCTTGAGATATGTTCATTTTATTCTCCTTCAGTTTTAGGTTTATAGGTAGTAACTTTTTTATAATAGACAACAACTTGTTTAAGTTCATTTATATATCGTTTTAATTCTTGCATGTTATAAGACATTAACTCGTAATCTGGTACAGACATAGCAAAAAATACTACTTGTCCATGTTCCTTTTCTACTCTTGCCAGAAACTCTTCTAAATTTTTATCAGAAACAACATACCAATAAGGTTCTTTTAAGTCTATTTCCCTTGGCATGATTGGTTGAGCAATCTGCCTTTCTAAAGGTTTGGTAATTATTTCTACACTTTGTTTACTTGGAAACAGACTGCAACTGCAAGCCATCGTCAAGACTATCAATGTTGCGACTATCTTCTTCAATACTATTAAATACATTTTTTGTTCCCTTATTTACTCTAGGTTCTAATAATCCAGGTTTAGCTGCTGCAAGTTTTGTTAAATCATGTCTTTTAAATATATCTAAATACCTAGTCATTTCAACTTGAATTGCTTGATTTTTACTTTGTATTTCTAACAAACCTTCTGTTTGCAATTTGAAATCATTTTGCAGTGACTCTATTGCAGATTTTTGTTCTTGATCTCTTAATTCAAAAGCTTGGTTTAAAGCAGATAATCTTGAATTTTCATTCCAAAGAAAATAGCCTGTTATTCCCATAACCAGTATTACACCTATTAAAATTTTACTCATTTTTTATGCCCATGTATAAACTTGTAATGGTTTAGCTTTTCCCTTTACCTCTATTGGTTCTAATAATTGTAGCTTAAAATTAACATTTTTTGCAGTTTCTTCACCTATCAATACACCAACTCCTGCTATTTTCGTACTTGATTCTAATCGTGCTGCAACATTACATGGATCGCCTATAAGTGAAAAAGCAAATCTATCGGTTGCTCCAAAATTTCCAGCAATACATACACCACTATTAATACCTATTCCTATAGCTATTTCAGAAATACCTTCTTCTTTAAATTTAATATTTAACTGGTCAATATTCTTTTCTATTTCTTGTGCAGCTTGCAAAGCTAATGTGTGATGATCTTCTTGAGGAATAATACTGTTCCAATGAAACATTCCAGCATCACCAATAAATTTATCTGTTACACCTGAAAATTTATTAACGGCTTGTACTTGTACATCTAAAACAGAATTCATTATATAAGTAACCATTTCAGGTTCTACTGATTCAGAAAGACTAGTAAATCCTCTTAAATCAGTAAATATAATAGAACAATCAACTCTTTTTCCATTTACTTGGCATAACTCAGGATTATCTTGTAATTTTTTTACCATACGAGGATCAAGGTATTTGCCAAACTGTCCTTTAATTTGTTCTCGTAATTTATATTGTTCTCTAAAACGTAAATAAAATGCTGTTGATGCTGTAATAAACTGTGATATTAAAGCCCAAGTTACATCTATTAAAAGACCTTGTTGTATTAAATAATAACCACTGCTTGCTGTTAATAAAAATAATAGACTGGTTAATAATATTCCTAAAGTAATTCCAAAAATATTTATCAGATACCAAGCTAAAACAGAAGTTATACTAAAAATTAATATTTCTACAGCCAAACTCCAATCTGGAACATATGGACTATTTTCTATTAATATACTTTCAGCTAATGCAGCTTGTATCTTATGTGGTTCTAAATATCCAATAGGAGTTGATAGTTGAGGCATTATGCCTTTAGCTGTAAATCCTATAAAAACAAACTTATTTTCAACGTCCATTTCTTGCAAATTAGTTTGTGAGGTATTCACGAAACTTATCCACTTGCGTCCTAGAGAATCTACAGGTACTGCAGGTAAGCCTTTTACTCGTATTTCTTCTAAACCATTATCATTGGTTTTTATAATGTAAGTGTCTGCACCTGCTAAAACTTTTAAAACTTCTGTTCCATAAGAAGCAACCCAGCCATCAGGTGTTCTTAATAATAACGGCAATCTTCTTACTAATGAATCAACTTCAGGTCTTGCTACTGCTATGCCTTGATTTGAATTGTTAGCTAATATAGAAATATTTTGTGTAACACCAGTAGCAAAAGTACCACCTACATCTTCACCCAGTATTACTGTTCCTGTGGTTTTAGGATAAATACCTTTGTTATTCTCAAACATTGCAAGGACACTTGGGATTTGGGATAAAGAATTAGCAAATGCTTTATCTCCATTAACAGAAAGTCTTCCTTTATTAGGAAAAGTGACTACCCATCCAACACCTATTGCTCCTTTTTTTATTACCTGTGCGTTTATCTCAGAGAGCCTTTGTCTGGATAAAGGGTAGCCACCCTCTCTATTTATATCATCATCTGTTATGTTGAGTACAGTAAAATAACCACTTTCTTGTTGTTCTGGTATTAGAGCATCAAAAGTTTTTAACTTTAATATTTCATAAATTTTAAATTCATACAGTATAGGTAAACTTAATATTAAAATTAAAGGCAATAAGCGTTTAATCATATTGATCAATAGTAACTGTTTTTGTACAACTGCTTACGCAATTATAGGTAGCCGTAAATGATTTATCGTTAGCTCCTGATTGTGTAACTCCTACGTTGTAATCGTCAGTGTAAAAATTAAGCCTAGCCGTATGATCTCCTGAACCTGATTGGTTTATAGAAGCTACTCCGTTGTCGGCATCGGAATACCACCAGATATCTGCGTCATGTGTTCCGCTTCCTGATTGTATAATGGTAGAAGAATTGTTGTCAGCATAATTGTAATTGTAGATGTAAGCATTGTGTTGTCCTATTCCTGATTGTGTAATTGTAGCGTCAGAGTCATCTCCAAAGCTGTATATCTTTCCGTACTTTGAGTTACCAGTTTGATTAATGGTGTAAGCGTTATCATCTCCTGCCATTAATACTATGCCAGTATTAGAGTTTCCGTTCTGCGTTATAATTCCTACGTTATCGTCTTTGTCTAAATCAAGATACCCATAATTATTATCACCTGTCTGTGTAATGGTAAACGTATTATCTGTATGGTTAGACCATTGAGAATAGGCTTTAGCCGTGTTTCCGTGACCTGTGGTGTTTAAATTAATGGTTGCCCTAGTGCAAGTATGGGTGCTGTAAACTCCGCCACTTAAACCGCAATAGACTGTGGCATTGTTTGTATAGCCTACTTGCTTAATGTTAATAACAGATGAAGAACCTTTGTGTTCTACAGTAATAGCATTGTTGCCAGCAACCAAAGGCAAACTAATCAGACTGATTAATAATAATCGTACCATCTGACCCTCCGTTTACTGTTATATCTATTAGCTTACCACCTGACAGTATTGTTATGTTGTAAGCACTTATTTTAGGTATTTGTAAGTCTATTGTGTTTTCTACGCTTCTGTAAAACGTAAGCATTTCTCCTTCTACAAAAGAATACGTCTGTGCTTTAGCGTCATAACCAGCAATTATACCTTCTATGGTTACATCGCCTATTTTAGAAACTTCATCTTCACCTTCTATAAAAGCCAATAGGTCTAATAAAAAATCTACTGAAAGAAGGTCTATAGATAAGCGGTCTATTTCTAATTCATCTTCTTCCTCTAAATCTTCATCAAAGTTTTCTTCTAAAAAATCTACATCTAATACATTGGTACTTTTAGTGTTTTGTTCTTCCACTGCTTTCTCTACTTCATTTGGTGGATTTACTATAAGAAGGTTATTAATGAACCCTAACGTCATATTAACTAAAGTTACTGGTTTAGTAGGGGGTGACTCTGAAACGCTCACCATAGTCGCTTGAAACGGCTTATCAAGTATTTCTACTCCTGCTGCAGTCTTTACTGTTATTTGTCCTGAACTATTACCATTTTCGTCTGGCAAAAGAATAATTAAACTGCGACCTATTTCGTCTACTGTGGTGGTAAAGTCTGTTCCTAAAACCGAAATAGTTGCTGAAGGCGTTTCTATACTAATATTTTTTTTATCAATTTTGCCTAGTTTGCCTGTTATAAATCTGGCAGTACCGCTTGCCATTCTTAAAGCCAACTGCGACTTCTTGGGGTTAGGGTCAAATATATAGCTATCCACTACCACCCTAGACCCTTCAGTAAGTTTAAGGATGGAATCATCTAAGAACTGTATAGCTATACGACCATCACCAGTTCTAACATCATCATTACTTTGTATGCCTAAAGATAGCTCTGCTAACAGCCTATCTCCATCTGTACTTCTTAAAACCTCTCCATTACCTCGCAGTTCTGATATTTCTCCTATATCTGCATATACGGAACTAGATAATAGGGCTATTAACAGCCACTTGTGCATTGGTCTATATTAATAGTACCCGATGTAGAAGCCGCGACTAAACTTATAGTGTCCGTTACTCCT